TACACATTCGGTGATTCTGAACAGGTTGATATCCTGACGGAAGCGTTTGAGCGTATCGGACGGAACCCCGCGACGATCTCCTCGAACGACATGGATAGTGCGCGCCGCTCGCTCAACTACCTCTTCTCGGATTGGGCTAACAATGGACCGAACCTGTGGGCGGTTGATCTTCAGTATATCGATCTGGTCGCGGGCCAGCTGGAATACACCCTTGATGTGGAAACCGTGAACCTCCTGCAGGTATACACGCGGGTTACATCTGGTGGCCAGAACAACGACATCATGATGTCGCCGATCAGCCGTGCTGAATACGCGGCGATCCCGAATAAGGCGCAGACCAGCACGCGCCCGTTCCAGTACTATTTCCAGCGCACATCGACGCCAAGCCTGTTCATCTGGCAGGCCCCTGAGGCTGCTGGCGTGCGTCTCTATTATTACCGCATGAAGATCCAGCAGGACGCTGGCTCATTCACGGATAGCATGGATGCCCCTAACCGTTGGATGGAAGCCATCGCGTCGGGGCTGGCTGCAAAGCTCGCAGTCAAGTTTGCACCCGACCGCCTTCAGTATCTTGAGGGCCTTGCTGATGGCGCTTACGTGCGGGCTTGCGCTGAAGATCGTGAGCGTGTCCCGCTTCGTATCACCATCGATCCGTGGAGCCACTGATGCAGTACGCTTACGGAAAGGGACGGAAGCATAGAGCGCAGCCGGTTTTTGAAGCCAGCAACCCACATGGCGTCGCGATCTGTGATGGATGTGGATTCCTTGTTCAGCATTCCCACCTCAGGGAAAAGAAAGACTACCGTGGTGGAACCACACCTGTTGGCCTTAGCCTGTGGGTGTGCGCTAGTTGCGATGATGTCCCTCAGCCTTACTATCGCCGGCTTCTTCTCAAGCCTGACCCAGTGCCGTTGAATCATCCGCGTATAGACACGCAGGATGCGCAGACCAACGCTCAGGAAACTGCGGCGAATGCGTATTCTATTTACCTCAATCAGCTTTATGGATTGGCGCCATGACCTCGAAGAAGATCACAGACCTTAGCGCAGCTGTAACACCGCTTGCTGGAACAGAGCTGTTTGAAACGGTTCAGAGTGGCACCAGCCTCAAGGTTTCCGCATCAGCCATTGGTAACTCAGCGAATAACGTCCGTACTGTGGCTACGGGCGGCACGGGTGCTGCGACGCTGACTGGTTATGTTAAGGGCAACGGCACGTCGGCGATGACTGCATCCGCCACGATCCCTTTCTTGGACCTCAGTGGCCGGGCGTTTGGGCAGCCATCAAGCACGCAAGATCAGACTGGCAACGTGGCGGCAGGCACCGCCGTGACGTTCAACACTGATTTGACTGGCACCGGGGTTAGTGTCGTTTCCAGCACGCAGATTACGTTTACTGCCGCTGGCACGTACATGCTGGCGCCAAGCATCCAGTTTGTAAACTCGGCTGCCTCTGACCATGACGCGACCATATGGTTCCGCAAGAATGGGACCAACATCGCTAACTCAGCGACAATCATTACAATCCCAAAGTTGGCGGATGGCGGCGCTGCCGTATTCAGCTTGACGTTTTTTGATACTGTCACAGCAGGCCAGTATATTGAGGTTATATGGCTTCCTGAAAACGTGGCAGTGACGGTGGATTATACCGCTGCCGGCGCCATTGCCCCGGCTACCCCGTCAATTATCATGCCAGTGATGCGGGTCGCCTGATGATTGAGCAGCTCATCAGCCGGGTCTTCTACGCTCGCAACGTCGCCCACTTCGAGCACTGGCGGGCTAAGGGCGAAGGCAGCTTCGCCAAGCACATGGCGCTGGGCGAGTTCTATGATGGCGTGATCGATGCCATCGACACCCTTGTTGAAGCATATCAGGGCGCGTTCGAGCTTATTGGTAATATCCCTGCGCCAGAGACGCCGAAGGGTGATGTGCTGAAGCTACTGGAGGCCGACGCCAAATGGATCGAAGAAAACCACGAGGGCGTCTGCAAGGGCAACCGCGCGGTGGCGAACCTGATCGACAGCCTGACCGGCGTGTACCTGTCCACGATCTACAAGCTACGGAACCTTCGGTGATGGCTACTGCGAAAGATGTTGATGCCCGGCTGAACACGCATGAGGCCGTCTGCGCCGAGCGCTGGAAAGAGACGATCATCCGCATCAAGCGGCTTGAGAGCCTTATGATCGGTGCTGCGGCTGCCATCATCGGCCTGCTGTCCACCATTGCATTGAAGGTATGACGCCATGCGCCGTGCTGCTGTTGCCCTTGTCCTGATCCCGTCTCTAGCACTGGCCCAGACGGCGACGACTTACAACTACAACACCGAGGCGAACAGCACGGCGACGAACACCAACGTCAACCAGAACATCAATTCTGGTACGATGACGAACAATAACAACAACGTGTCCACCAGCACGTCGACGAACACGAACATCAATACCGATGTCTCGACCAGCACGGTCAACCAGACGGTGAACAGCACGACCAGTGCGACCAACCGGAACATCAACACCGACACTTCGACCAGCACGGTCAACCAGACGGTGAACGCGGTCAACGCGAACAACAACGTCAACATCAACGATAGCAAGTCCACGAGCTACAGCGAGACGGTCAACCGGCAGGTCATTGACCAGAACATCAAGTCCCCGCCGCCGTCAGCCATCGCGCCAAGCATGATGAGCTACAGCCAAGATCTCTGCACCACTGGTGTGAGCGGTGCGGTCCAGACCCAGATCCTTGGGTTCTCTGCCGGCAAGACGATGCGCGACCAGAACTGCGAGCGCCTGAAGCTGTCCAAGACCCTTTTCGACATGGGTATGCGCGTGGCAGCTGTGAGCCTGCTTTGCCAAGACCTGCGCGTGTTCCAAGCCATGCTTGAGGCTGGTACTCCGTGCCCATTCGACGGGCAGATCGGCGAGAAGGCCAAGGTTGAATGGATCGCTAACCCGGACAAGAAGCCTAAGAAATGAAGCGGGCGCTCCTCGCGCTTCTGCTGGCTACCCCGTCTTACGGCCAGACCTACGAGCCGACGCTGGTGCAGCCGGTTATCCTTGATACGCCGACTACCATGACGCCGCTCAATCTGGGCGACGACAACACGCGCAAGCTCGATCTGGGTTTCGAGTTCCCGTATTGGGATCAGACCTTCACCAGCGCGTGGGTGTCGAGCAACGGCTTCATCTCGTTCCAATCCGGCGACCATATGTGCTGCGAAGGCCAGCCGCTGTCGCAGGCGCAGCGCAACACGATCTACGGCTTCTGGACCGACCTCGTCAGCGGCGGCAATCCATACTACAGGCGCACCGATAGCGTGTTCCTCGTCGGATGGTACGGCACCAAGGAATATGGGACCAACAACTCCGAGACGTTCCAGATCAGCCTGTTCAAGGACGGCAACATCCAGTTCGACTTCGGCGCCGTAACCCTTAGCTACCACGCAGCCTCGGCTGGCATCACGGGCCCTACGGCGGATGATAACATCCAGTTGTTCTACGGTCGCGACGCCTCTGGGCTGCGGTATCAGTCTGGCCTGCTGTCGTTCGCGGGCGCTCAGAAAGTGGACTGCGTGGTGACGCCGATGGATCCTAGCTGTCCACCTGCGACAGTGTCGTTTGCGCCCAGCCCTGCGGTGCAGCAGGCGGTTGCAGAGGTAGTGACCATCGCTGAGGCTTATCAGGCCGATGTTGCTGCAGATGTTTCTGACATAGCTGCGGCCACTATATCAGAGCCGGCGCAGGTTATTGACATAGCGGCTCAGGTTGAGACGCCTAGTATAACTGAGCAGGTGGCGGCGAAGGAGGCTGCCCCTGAAGCTGAGCGCCTAAGCCCAGATCAGGTCGCAGCCTTATCTGCCACGCAGTCTGCCGATGTAGGGCAGCAGGCTCTTGCTTCAGCCGATCCGGTGCAGATGTCGATGGTAGGGGCCTCTGCTGCCGCGTCTACATCTTCCGGCGTTGGCGGCGCAATCGATGCCGCAACCTCATCGAGCAGCCCATCGTCTGTAGCGAACACCAACGAGGTGCTTGCCATGTCCACCAGTAGCACGCCCGCTGCCTCATCTCAGCCGGATCAGCAGCAGAGCGCCGCCGGCCAGCAGGATGACTTCGCGGCTATGTCCGCGTCTCCGGGCTTTGCGGCCTACACACAGGTGTCGTTGCAGGATCGGCCTGACTTTTACGCAGTTCGTGATATATACCGCAACCGAAGGCTGCGAGACGCCAACTTCGAGATGTATCGCATGTCGCAGACAAACAACGCCAAGTGGCGGGAGATGGT